TGTGAGGATGGTGAGTGGAACAATATCATCAGTACAGGCATAGTTATCTCTCAAGAAGTTCCAAATGGTATGGCTGGCGCAGAGATGCTACAGGCAGCTATGCTTATGTCGGCTGCATTTATGTATAACGACGAGTACCCAGACTTCATTGAAGAGCTATACCCAGCTATGACTGAGATTGCTAAGCATCTATTCCCAGATCAATATGAAGAGGTTATGGCTGATATGGAAGAAGATACAAAGCCTGTGTACAAAAAGGAAGGTAATGTCCTGACTTTGAATGCTAAAACAAAAACAGTAGGTTCAGCATGAGTGAATATGATCCAGTAGAACGCCCAGCGCACTATAACTCTGGTGGAATAGAGTGTATTGAGTATATCAAGCAAGTGCTGGGACTAGATGGTTTCATTGCTTACTGTCACGGTAACTTGATTAAGTATCAACATCGTTACAAATACAAGCAGAAGCCTTTAGAGGATATGCATAAGGCGGCATACTACCTGCGTAAGATGAACGAAGCATTACAGGAGAAAGAAGCATTACAGGAGAAAGAAGGATGAGCCAGAAAAAGTTTAATGTCATGTTTGTTTTGAAGGTGGATAAGTCTAACAATATCCTGTCTTCGTATGAAGATGCACACGAGTCTGATATACACGATCTGATTACAGATGTTATGTATGATGTAGATGATGTAGAGATTGATAATCTGATAGTGAAGGAGAGACTATGATTAGCGGAGAAGATTTGAAGGCAATGGGTTACTTTGATATGTTTGAGAACCAAGAAGCCTCAAAAGACCAGATGCAGTTCTATAGTGACTGGGCAGAGACACTTGTTATGACAGAAGGTACTGACAGGCTATTTGAGAACGTCTTAGGTCTTGTAGGAGAGGCTGGTGAGGTAGCTGAGAAAGTAAAGAAAGTTTATAGGGATAAGACTAGATTTACTAATGAAGACATTCTAAATGAGTTAGGCGATGTATTGTACTACCTGACAGTTACCTCTCACATCTTTGGTGGTAGCTTGAAGAGAGTAGCAGAGCTTAATATGGAAAAACTGAATGGCCGCAAAGAACGTGGCACACTTAAAGGAAGCGGAGACAAGCGATGACTAAGAACTACCAAGAGTTTTCTACTCGTGCCAATGTGGTGACACGGCGTACATATAACCGCCCTAAAGAGGATGGCACCTTCGAGACATGGGGTGAGACAGTAGATCGTGTAGTTGATCACCAGAAGTGGCTCTGGGAACGTGCCAAGGGCAGCACCCTAGACATGCTAGAGACCGACGAACTTAATAAGCTACGTACCCTTATGATGGAGCGTAAAGCTACTGTATCAGGCCGTACACTGTGGCTGGGCGGTACACAGGTGTCTAAGACACGAGAAGCATCACAGTTCAATTGTTCCTTTGGCCGTGTAGAGACTGTACACGATATCGTAGATGCTATGTGGTTGTTGCTTCAAGGGTGTGGTGTAGGCTTCGAGCCTGTTGTCGGTACACTCAATGGCTTCGCTAAGAAGTTAGACGTGAAGATCATTCGCTCTGCTAAGGTCTTGGGTGAAACTAAGGGCTGTCCTAGCAACCAGTCATGGACATCCGTAGATGAAGACGGCAAGAAGACATACCACCTAAAGATTGGTGATAGTGCTGAAGCTTGGGCTAAGTCAGCAGGTAAACTCTTTGCTATGAAGGATGCTGTAGATGTACTGGTCTTGGACTTTACGGAAGTACGTGCAGCAGGTGAACGCCTCAAGGGTTACGGTTGGATTAGCTCAGGCGATGCCACTGTTACTGTAGCATTCCAACGCATCTGTGACTTGATGAATGATCGTGCTGGTCAGCTTCTTACACGTATCGACATCCTTGATGTGCTTAACCACTTGGGTACTACACTATCCTCTCGTCGTTCTGCTGAGATTGCTTTGATGCCAGTGTCTGACCCTGAAGTAGACGCCTTCATCTCAGCTAAGAAAGACTTCTGGTTGCACGGTAATGAGCATCGTCAGCAGTCCAACAACTCTATTGTCTTCCATAAGAAGCCAACCAAGTGGGAGCTTAGCTACATCTTCGACAAGATGGTTGAGGCTGGTGGGTCTGAGCCTGGGTTCATTAACGCAGAAAGTGCAAAGAAGAGAGCGCCACACTTTAAAGGTGTAAATCCTTGCGCTGAGATTTTGCTCGGAAATAAGAGTTTTTGCAACCTTGTCGAGGTAGATTGGGGTAAGTTCCTCACTGACTTTGGTGGACTACAAGAAGCTATTGAGATCGTAGCTCGTGCTAACTACCGTCAGACATGTGTGAACCTAGATGATGGTGTGTTGCAGCGTTCTTGGCACGAGCTTAACGAGTTCCTCCGTCTCTGTGGTGTAGGTGCTACAGGTATTGTTAAGTTCTTGGATCACCACACAGGTGTAAGCAACATCGAAGCTATGCTACAGGCACTACGTTCTTCTGCTAAGAAGGGTGCCAACTCTATGGCTGACGAGCTGGGCTTGCCTCGTGCTAAGCTGGTCACTACAGTCAAGCCTTCTGGTACACTGTCTAAGATCATGGACACTACTGAGGGTGTACACAAGCCACTAGGTAAGTATCTCTTCAACAACGTGACGTTCTCTAAGCATGACGAGATCATCCCTACACTGGTAGCTGCTGGCTACAAGGTGATCGACAAGCCCTTCGAGATTGACAGTGTGTTGGTTACATTCCCTGTAGCCTACGAGGATGTTAAGTTTGATGTAGTAGACGGCAAGCATGTTAACCTTGAGTCAGCCATTGGTCAGCTTGATCGTTACAAGTTGATGATGGATCACTACGTAGATCACAACTGTTCTGTCACTATCAGCTACGACACTGGTGAGGTTCCTGTCATCATTGACTGGATCTTGGACAACTGGGATACATATGTGGGTGTGTCATTCATCTATCGTAATGACCCAACTAAGACAGCAGAAGACTTGGGTTATGCCTACTTGCCACAGGAGGTCGTATCTGAGGAAGTGTATCGTGCGTATGCTAACACGTTGATGCCAGTAGACTTGACTAACTTGGCCTCTACAGATGATCTGTCTGACGAAGCTTGTGCCACAGGTGCTTGCCCTATCCGTTAACTCTAACCACCTGAGCATGTGTCTAAACTGCTTACACACCTGAAGGAGGTGACACAGTGACATTCATCGTCATTACACAAGACAACTGCTCATACTGCGATAAGGCTAAGGCGTTAATGGTAGAGAACAAGATGTACTCAGTAACCTACAACATCCGTAGTTCTAAGTGGCTTAAAGACTTGCTAGGCAAGGCAGAGCTTACAACTGTACCACAAATCTGGAACTCACAGGGTGAGTACATTGGTGGTTATGAGGAACTTGACAAGTATATCAAGAGCCTATAGTCTTCACCCAAACCCTTCCTTAGCTCAACAGGATAGAGCAAGTCACTTCTAATGACTAGGTTACAGGTTCGAGTCCTGTAGGGAGGACCAATATGTCAGTGCAGGTTTGCCGACAACAACAGCTACCCTAGGCGTCAGTGGCGCAGTTGTTGAGGGGGTTCAATTCCCCTGACTGACACCATAACAAAAAAGGAAACTGCATGTCAGCTTATAGAAAACCATTTAGTAATGCCTTATACAAAGCATACGACGAACCTGCTCGTGCGGCTTTGGTAGGTCACCTAGAGGCTAATGGGCATACTATTGTAAGCAACGAAGAGAATTACAATGTAGATGTAGTATCACAGAAGAATGGATTAACCTACTTCAATGAAGTTGAAGTTAAAACAGGGTGGACAGGTGATTGGAATACAAACTGGAAAGAGATCCGACTACCAGAGCGAAAGCAACGATTGCTAGACAAGCACAAGAGTGTAGACGGTGTTCTAAACTTCTACATCTTCCGCCCTGACTTCAAACAGGCATGGCGCATTAAGGACACCCTTCTAACTAAAGAGAGTCTAAAAGAAGCTCTAGGTAGATACATCCAGAAGGGTGAGTTGTTTTTCCATATCCCATATACATCAGCAGAGTTAGTAAAGCTATGAACGATAGTGAACCACCAAAGAAGACTACACGCTCACGCCGTAAGACTACATACAAAGGGGCGGCATCTAAGCCTGTGTCAGGTATTGTACCTAAGACGGTAAACCAAGGGAAGCTTATCCAAGCTATCAACACAAGCCAGCAAGTGCTTATCCTTGGCCCTGCGGGTACTGGTAAGACCTACGTCACAGCTACATGTGCTGCCGATCTGTATACTCTCAAAGAGATCGACAAGATCGTTATCACACGGCCTCACGTAGCTGTAGGTAAAGACATTGGGTTCTTGCCCGGTACTCTTGAAGAGAAAGCACAGCCTTGGGCCTTACCTGTGTTGGACGTTCTGGTAAAGCATCTAGGTCGTGGTGCAGTAGATACAGCACTAAAGGCTGGCAACATCGAAGTAGCTACACTTGCACTCATGCGTGGTCGTAGCTTTGATAATGCTTTCATCATTGTAGACGAAGCCCAGAACATCGAAGTAGCAGAGATTAAAATGCTGTTGACTCGTGTAGGCGAAGGTAGTACAATCGTTATGAACGGGGACATTCAACAGTCCGATCTTAAAGGTACGTCTGGTCTCGCCAAGGTCATTCATCTCTCTAAGAAGCACTTGTTGGATGTTCCTGTCATTGAGTTTGGTGTGGATGACATTGTGCGTAGTGGTATCTGTGCTGAGTGGGTTAAGGTGTTTATGAAAGAAGGTCTATGAGTATAGAAGAAGAAGCAGCAGTGTTCAGGAAGTCTTATGGTGATATCTTTTCTGAAGCCTTGCTGGAAGCCGCTGCTAATCTAGAGAAGTACTACACAGATAATCTATATGTGTCAGAAGAGCGGATCAATGCACTAGAGCGACTAACAGAGTCGATCATGTGGGCAAAGAAAGCAGCAGACACACACGGTGTTAAGTAATAAAAAAAGGGGAGCTTAGCGGCTCCCCTCTTCTTTTGTTTTACCAGTCTGTCTGGGCTTTGTAGTATTCTACGTATTGCATGTAGGCTGCTAGTTCTAAGTATGACATATCTTTGATTGTACCGTCAAAGCCCTCCTCTTCTCGCAGAAACTTCAGTGCAGCTTGTTTTGGTGCTTTAGGTACAGCCAAAGCTTTAAGCCTGATAGTTTGAATGTGAGATTCCGTAGGAGCATTCTCAAGGTATGTCTTCATCTGTGTAGCAGCTTCCTTTAGTCTAGCAGTCATTACTACTCTCTGCTTATCCTCTGGTAGAGCTTGGAAGTCAGGATTAGATAACATCTCTTGTGCATAACGATTAACCGTTGGTGCAATATACTCGTTGTAGGCACGATCATATGCAGCAATCTGTGTACGCTTGTTAGCTGTATAGCGTGGCATGTCCATCATATCGTAAAGCTCTTCACCAGGGGTACGACCTTCTTGGATCTTAATACCCAGCATAGACAAGAAAGGGTTAGGATCTCTCAGATCACCCTCACGAGTAGCTACACGTAGTGTATCACCTGTGATAGTCTCTGTCTCACCAATCAGAAGTTCAATGATGTTGTCTACGTACTTGGTTGCACTCTGAGCAATGACAGCACCACCTTCAGCCTGTCTCACATCTTTAGCTGCATCATTGTTAACCATGAGGCCAACCATCTTGTTTGCTGCATCCAAAGGTCTTGTGAAACCTGCTACAAAGTTACCAGACTTCATAGCTAGGCCATCAAGCATAGCAGCACCCTTGTCACCATCTTCACTGAAGATAGCTTCGCCCAGCGCACGAATGTCATTCTTAAACTCTACATCAGATGCAAGCTGACCAACAGCCAACTGCTCAAGTGTAGACATCCAGACTTCGTTGTTTACTGGCTTGCCTTCACGCTTATCATTGAGAAGTCTACCAGCAGATAGGAACAGAGACATAGGGAAAGTGTTCTGAGCGTTAACAATAGTATCACCTACTTTAACGTCAAAGATGCTAAGGTTATCCTTTTGACGCTCCTTGTCGTAGTCCATAGCTAGATACATGAATGTAAGACCTACAGCGCTTCTAGACAACGCCTCTACGTCAGACACTTCAATAGGCTTACCATTCACTACCTGACGCTTAATAGCCCCAGCGTAGCCAAGCATACCACCCGCTGTCCACTGGTATGTGGATGCTAGTACGTTGTTGAAGAACCTGCCAAACGGCAAGAGTGTACCCAAGAGAGGCGCACGAGAGATAGACTCTACAGTTGTAGCTACACCCTCAACCAAAGAGTTTTGACCTGTTGTATAGTCTTTAGAGAAGACCGACTTCTGAGTAGCATCCAATGTTTTACCTAAGATGTCATCATCAATAAGTTCCATCTTACCACCACGCAATACAGCATCTAGAGGCATGTCATGCTTCAGACGCATCTGCTTATCCATCTCTGACATAAACATGACAGACTTAGACCAAGTGTCCTGCGCTCTTACACCAGCAATAATAGAAGAACCTTCTGCAAGAGATTCCAAGCTCTTAAAGATAGGGTTGCTAGGATCAATACCATAACGCTCAGCATTAACGTCTACACCACCTGTAAGAGATTCATATAGAGTCTTACGAACATTGTCATAATCTTCTAGGATCTTCATGTAGGCTTCTTTGGTGGAGTGAGGGTCAGCAAGATAGCGAAGCTTTTGTGTAACCATATCTTTGTACACAGCAGCTTTTCTCAGGCTCTCTTTACCTGCAGCGGTCTTGCTACCACCTTTAATGAGGCCAGCAACCAAGAACTGACTACCTGTCAGCACTTCTGCGATAGCTGTACCACCATAGAATTGAGTAAAGCCCAATACGTTTACTGCAGATGTAGCAGGGCTGGATACAAGCATACGTCTCCAGAGACCCTGCATGTAGCGACCATAGTCAGCTTTATCAGGCAAGGCTTCCATAGCCTCTTCTGTTTGTTGCTGCAAGATCTGCTCACCTCTGTATACACCGCCATCAATAGTTCTACGTACTTGAGACATTACATTAAGAAGCTGGCCACCTTTGCTAACTTCTACAGCAATAAGATCACGAAGGTTTGTAGCTACTTGTGTTGTGTCTCCAAGGGAAATACCAAGAGATTTAATCTCCTTGTTGATGCTATCAAGCTCTTTAGGTGCCATATACTTCACAAGGTTAGTCATTAGGTCTGTGACCCGCATGTCTTGTGGTAGTTGTACACCCTTGTCTCTGTAGATAGCTACGAGACCGCTCTTCTCATCTGCACCAAACATGATGTCTTTAATAAGGTCTACAGCAGTAGGTACATCGTCATAGACAGCCTTACCACGAGCTACTTTCTCTTTCCAAGATTTAGCTGCTTTAAGTACTGCATCAGTAGCTTGCTTAGTTTCAGTCTTGTCTAGAGCTAGGTTAATAGTCCTAGTCATCTCACCCTTCATCTTACCAATATCAATATCAGCAGCAATGTCAGATACGTTAGACTTAATAGGAAGGTTCATACCTGCAAGTTGGAATGTACCACCAACACCACCAAGCAATGACGAGAAGCCTGTCTGAAGGAGGCTATACTCTTCTTGTACACCTACATCCATCATTGTGTTTTGGATCTGTACATCGTTCATTGCAGCTACTGCACCATCAAGTGCAATAGTGTTGATGATAGAACCTTTAGTTGCAGACGTAATACGGTCTTTCATAAAGTCAGACTCTGCCCGGCGCTTAATGGTATACTCAAAGAGATCAGCTTCACGTTTAGCTGCTTCCTTGATAAGAGCCTTACGAGCAGGTCCACGAATGCCACGCTTAACAAGCTGAGATGTAGCACCTGATACCGCTGCATCTACAGCAGCCTGTTGTGCGGTCTTGTTGAGACCTTTCTTGAGAGCCTCTTCACCAGCCTGTCTAGCCAAACCTTTTACTAACTCTTTACCTGCTGCACCTACGCCTACAGCACCAGCTTTAGCCCAACCACCAGTAAGCAAACCAAGGTAGTTTGTAGGGTCAGCAACAGCAGCAAAGATATAGTCTTTCACGCCATCTACAGCACCCATGACACCATCGTTGACAAAGACGTTGCCTAAGCGGTCATACAATTCAAAAGCTTCACCTGCTGTGGCTCTTTTAGTTTCATCAGCATTCTTGATACGACGAGCTTCACCAATAGTACTTGCAGTGTTTGTGTTAAACCAGCGCATAGTGTCTACAAAGGATTCCATGACTTCTTCGTCTGTACCTTTAACGCCATCCGTACCATACTTCTGACCCATATAGCTACGGATTACACCAATGTTTTCTGTACGTAGAAGGTCATCCTTCTTTAGCTTATCTGTACGGTTGTTTACTACACCTTCGTAAGGACGTGTTGTAGCTTGTGCTGTACGAGTGGGTTGCTCTGATGCAACTTTAGTACCACTCATAAGTTTATTGAAAAAGTCATCTTCTTCTACGGGCTTTGTATCTTCTACAGGCTTAACCTCAGTAGGCTCTACAACTCTAGTACCACCCATGAGTTTATTGAAAAAGTCTTGATCTTCAGCCATTACTCTGTACCGCCTTTTGCTGCTCTGCCACGAATGACACGCTGTAGTTCTGCCTTCACTGCATCTTCGCCAAACTTAGCCTGTACTTCCATGATAAACTTAGTTAGTTCCTCTTGGCTTACTTCAGATGTGGGGCGTGAGAGCATCTCAGCTATACGTGTAGCACCTTCTGTAAGCTCACGGCGATTAACTTCATTAGAAACTCTTTGGTCTCGTGCAGCATTAGCTCTACGCTCAGGTGTTTGAGGCAGTGCTTGTAGCTCTTTTTCAACCATAGTACGTGTCTTAGGCTTTAGTGCTTCAAGCATTTTAGGAAGGTTCAACTCTGTTGCACCAATCTGTGTAGGCTGATACCCTCTAGGAGTCGGACGCTCAGACCAAGCTTTAAGATCTTTTTCCAAGGCATTTCTTGCAGCAACACTAAGGCCTTCAATGACACTAGGTAGATTTAACTCTGTTGCACCAATTTGAACAGGGATGTAACCATCTGGCATAGACTTAGACTCTGTAGAGAGCCTGTCAGACTCAGCCCCTACTCGTCCTAGGCGTGATTGCTCCATTCTATCTAAGTTTGTATCAGAAGCAGTTTCAGGCATATCTTCAGAAATGTTTTCACCCTCTCGTAAGCCTAAGTCTTGGAAGCCTACAGTGCCAATGCGTTGACGCTTGTTAGCCTGAATGTCAGCGGCCAACTGTTCAATAGATGCTACAGCTTCTGGACTATTCTCAAAGTCTTTCTTGTCGATATCAAAGACATTCTTAAAGAACTCATAAATACTTGGAACATCAGGATCTCCTTGATTACCTTCATTATCAAGTAGAGAAGCAAATAAGCCTTTATCTAGCTTACTCTGTCTACCATTGACGCTATCAGCTACAAATTGATAAAGGTTATCAGCAGCTTTATCAGCACCAGGCATACCTACTGCATCCATAATGGAACCCATTACCATAGCTGTACCATTCGTAAACTTAGATATAGGTTTTGTTGCGTATGCTAACCCTCTATCTACTGTTTGTGCAGCACCCACTGTCCAATCTACTGCTACATCTGTGGCTTCAGCTAAGGTTTGTCCAATATCACCCATTTGATTACGGACATCCTCTGCAGACACAGGTACACCAGCTTTTCTAGACTGACCATACTCTTGGTAAGCTGCCATGATAGGGTCTTCAATAACTTCAGCATCTACTTCATCGACATCAGCTTCAGCAGCGGCAGCAAGTGCAGCAGGAGATACAAGACCATAATAATCTAAGGCCTCAGCAGACTTTTCTGGGGATAGAACCGTACCATCTGATCCTTTAACTAAGCCATCAACAGTTACTGTAAAAGAGTCTATCGTAGCTTCACCCTCTTCATTGGTAGTGCTAAAAGTAACCGCTAAGCTACCATCCTCATTCTCTGTTACACCTGATGATAAGCTCCCTGCATCAACAGTACCTCTCACTGGGCTAAGGTTGTCAGGGCTTAAACCAAGACTCTGTAGGCTAGGCCCAACAGCTTCAAGGTAGGACTCTCCAAATAGAGCTGTTTGTGTGTCTATATACCCGTATATGTTATCAGTAAGGAATTGTTTTTGTTGAGCTTTTAAGTTAGCTACCTCAGCAGCTACCTGTTCAGGCGTTTTGAATTTAGTATCTGCATTAGCAATAGCGGTATCAAAAGCTGTATACCCATCCATAGCCATAACAAGCTTTGCCCTTGTCATAATATTTGTTTGTTCTTCAGCAGTATTAGCAGGGTTGAATATCTTTGGTTGAGTGTAACGCAAGTAAGATCCACTGTTTCTGCTGGTGTAGCCTGTCACACTATCAAGCTCTGCCATGTCATATACAGACATACCCGTACCGCCAAATGCCTCTGCATCAGCTTCTGCTCTAACACGAGCTTTAGCATCTGTACCCATAGCCCTTGCAAACCATCCACCTTTAGGTGCTTCAATATCGCCCATAGTTTGGCTACCAAGGCCATAACGTGAATATACGTCAATGTTACCCGTTGGAGAGAATGCCTCTGGGAGTGCAGCAGCTTCTTTAACCAAGTCAGCATTAAAACTAGAGCCATAAGAAGATCTAAGTGTATTTAATGTACCTACAAGCGTTTTTAGGCCTTCAGGTCCAGCATCTAGTGCAGCCTCAATCTGTGCATCACTTGCATGTAGATCACGAGCTTGTCCTACAAAAGAGTTCTGTGCATCTGCTACCTGTCTAAGCTGCAGTAGCTTACCTTTGTTACGCTCTGCTTGCTCAGCAAGTTTCTCTGCGTAGTCTTCTGCCTTGTCTTTACGCTCGTTGATGTACGTAGCTGAGTCACCCAAGAATGCTGTAGCGAATGCTTGCCAATCAGCCATTATACTTCTCCCTTAGCCATAAGACCTGTAGGAGCAGCTTCTGCTTCCATCATAGGCTCTTGCTCTTGTTGTGGTTCTGTATCATCTTGTGATACGTCTGTAGCGTCTACTGTGGATAGCTCTTCAATCAATTCTGATCCAGCATCTTTCTTAGGGTCTGTTTTAAGGTATTCCTGCATCAAGAGTTTCATGCGGGCAATGTTTCTATCTTTACGATCTTCTTTAGGGTCTGTAGCTGTCTCTTTAACTTCAATACCATACGTAGACATAGCAGCCTTAACAAAGGATGCCACAATAGGTCCAGCCAACATGCCAACCTCTACAGTGTGTAAGCCTTTCATAGAACCCATAGTCATAAGTGTTTCCACTACAGTCTTGAGGTCAGCACCCATCTCAAAGGTAACAGCAAGATCATCCATGACATCTTCATCTGCAAGCTTGTTGATGTAATACTTGACTGCATCACCTGTCTCTACAAGCTCAGGAGGCCTCTCCCAAGGTGCGTTCTTTGGTGTAGCTGTGAGGGATTGACCTGGGATGGGGCGAGAGAATACATCTACCATTGTTATACTTTCTTAGAATGTCGTGTTGGTGCTATAATAGCAGATACAGATTATAATGAAACTAGATTATGAGCTTCTAGCAGCTAACAGCATGTTTCTAGTCTCTTCTATAGTGTGATTAGCTAAGTTACCACCTTCTTCAGCGTAATAGCTCTGACCCGCTTTAATAGTCCTGCTACCTTTTTTAACGTCATACGGCACAGGGATAGATGCAAACTCTTTAGCCATTTCAAGCATTGCACGGTCTAGGGATGTTTCGCCACCAGACAAGAAGTCCCCTAGTTTAGGTCTCTTCTCACTGATTAAGAACTTAGCAATTCTATCTTGTGTCGCTGTATCAAAAATCTGATCAGAAGAGAGGTCTAAACCCTTCACAACAATATCCATTGTGCTTGGAATAACTTGATACTTACCCACTGCAAATAGCCTGTTAGGATCATTAGGATCATCAATAGTCTGTAGGGCTTGGATTTCACCAATAGTCATCTCAGTCAAAGACTTACCATTTCTAGTAGTGTTTCTATTTGCGCCTATAATATCTTTTCCAATAGTACCTCTATTGCTTGAAGTGTATGTACCTTCACCAGAACCAATGAAGTCTAGGATACCCTTACTTTCTGTAGGTGTTTCAGATACACCACCACCTTGTGGAGACATCAAACCTCTCCCTGTAGTTGGATCTGTAATTGTAGTTGCAACTTCTTCACCTTCTTTATAAGGAATATCCTCAGAGCTAAGAGATCTCTCAAAGTCAACGACAGGGCGCATACTAGGCAGAGGAGGGGCTTTATACTTAACAAGTTGATTACCCTCAAAAGGGTCGCCTGTAAGGTTGCGTCTCTCAACATCTTCTAGACCTAGGGACCGTGTGATACCTCTATCCTGCTTTAGAAGCTCAGTCTCTTCTGCAGATCTAAGGGCAGCTTCTCTCCAAGGGTCTAGGTCACTATAGTCATTAGACGTAGCAGGGAGGCTTGTACCAAAGTACTTTCTAGCATTGTCTTGACCACCAAAAGTAGCAACTGTAAGCTGTGCCATTTCTCTAGCTGGGTCTCTCTTTACTTCAGGCTCTTCTGCACCCTTCTTAGGGGTGAACAGACCACGGCTAAGAGGTGTTACACCTTCTACATCACTACCAAGCAAGTCAAAGATATCTAGAGAGTACTTATATTTATTGAAATCCATTAGCTTATCCTCTCCATACAGCCGCAGCGAAGCTACCAAAAGCTCCCCACATACCTTCTGTTTTACTTGCTGCTGCAGCCGTTTTAGCATCTTCTGAGCTAAGCTTAGCGATGGCTAGTTGTACAGCCCTGTTAGCATCATTCTCTTCAGAAGTCCAAGCATACTGCATCATATCTCTAGTCTCTTGCATAGCAGCATTAAAGGCTAGGTTAGTCATGTTGTTAGCTGCTTGTGCATCTGCTCTGTTAGCATCATTGATTGCTGCTGTGTTTTGAGTAGATACGGATTGATACCAAGCAGCGTTAGCTTGCTCAATTACAAGAGAGTTGTTTGTGTTAAACTGTTCACGCTGGTTGATAAGCTCACTGTTGAACTTCTCAATAGCGTTTGCTTCACCTGCATTAAACTTACTCATTGCATTAGTTTGCTCATTGTTAAACATACTAACAGTAGAGGTGAGGTTAGCCATGAACTGCTCTGTCTGCATCTTACTAGAAGCATTAAACTGCTTAGTAGCATTATCAGCAGAAGAGTCACTCAGGATACTATCCGTCATAGCTTTAGTCTTAAAGATAGAAGTCTGCTGCTGATTAGCTAGGTTAGACATATCCATGTCTAGGAAAGCTTTAGCATTCGTAACTCTAGCTTGCTGCTCATTAGAGAGGTTAGCCAAGTCCATCTGAGACATAGCTGCAGCATCTGCCAATACCTTAGCATTCTTAGCACCAAGGTTAGCCAAGTCTACAGACTGAGCCATACGAGCATTCTCTAAGGCTACCTGCTGTTCAGCAGTGAAGTTCATATTGGCAATGTCAGAGATCTTAGAAGCGTTAGCTACACGAGTTTGGAACTCTTGGGTGAACTCCATACCCATGAACTCAGCACGTTTCTCTGCAGCAAACATAGCAGCCTGTTGCTTGTTGCTAAGGTTCTGCTTCTCAAACGCAGCAGATGTCTGTGAATCTTGCATAGCGATAGGCAGAGCGCTTTCCATAGCTGCCTGTACGACAGCCTGACCAGCCATAGATGAGGCAGACAAGCCACGAGCAGCCATAGCTGCACCAGCGGCTCTCATAGCACCTGCAGCCCATGCTGGAGGGTTTTTACCTTCAAACTGCTCCATCAGTCCAGTAAGTTGACCTTGCACTGTAGCGTCTGTTGACGGCGCTCCTGTAGCAGCTTCAAAGTTAATCTCTTTCTTGACCCGCTCCATATCAACAGCAGAGCCTGAAACCATTTCACCAGTCTGTAGTGTACGAGCATCAGGTGCATCTACTGTCTGGGCTTTATCAATCTGAGCAGCATCTAGGCCTAGCTGTGCAAGCTGTTGTGGAGACATATTAGCTGCATCTACAGTAGCATCTTCAGATACAGTACCTTTGGCAGCTTCTAAGCTGTCTAGTGCTTTAGATACAGCAGGTGTAGAGAGTGTAGTACTTACAGCTTCCGCAGTAACGTCTGTAGGTGCTTGAACAGCAGCAGCAGTCTCTGCTGTAGTACCACTCACCGTAGGTGCAGGATCTTTAAGCTGACCAGTAGCGGGGTCAATAAGTTGTTCATCTGTTACTTTGTTTAGCTCTACATCTGTTTTAGTTGTCATAGATGTAGGATCATTGATAGCACCAGAGACTAGCTCTGCACTGGTTGGTACTTCAGTAGCTTTAAATATAGCTTCAGCAGATGACATACCCTCTTTAGCTAGGTTAGCAGCAGCCTCTGCAGAAGTAATAGCATCTTGTAGTGTTGTGTCTTCAGGGTTAGCAGCTTGAGCAGCTCTTGCATCTTGTAGTGCTTTCTGGGAGTCTGCATAAGACTGTTGTGCTGTATCTAGATCAGTAGCCATGCCGCCAGCAGCATAGCCCTTTACATAACCACCATAAGCCATATTAATTCGCTTCTCAGCCAATTCACTCATCTTGCCTACACGAGCAGCAGCACCAGGCTGAGAGGCTAAGAACTTAGCTTGCTCATCAGCTTGCATACCTTGCATTTCTGGGACAATCTTTCCCATCTGTTCAGGTGTAAAGCCACCAAATCGTTTAGCCATTATAATAGTCCTTGTTATTACCCAGCCTCAAGTAAATAGCTGCAGTTATATATTTATGTGTTGGGGAGGGTTATAGTGGTAGTTATATCACTTAGCTGCATATAAAGCAATAGCAGTCAAGGCCTTCTACGAAATAATCCAATGAAACTTCTACCTATCTCACCAGGGCTAGGCGCTAACCATCCTGCAATTAGTAGAAGCAGCATGAGAGGGTCTACTTCTGTGTTAGTACTCGTATCCTGTATTACAGTATCTACAGGGGCTTCTATCCGCATCTGTGGTCTAGTGTTACTAACTACTCCGACAGTCTGGTTATTCTCTTTACCTAACTGTGTGTTTGCAGCTACGTTAGTCCCGCCGCCCGTCAGTAGGCTCAGTGGGCTGACCCCGCACCCCGCCAGACTTACCAAACCAATCCATACCGAAAGCCAAAGCGCTAAACGTAAAGACAGGCCAGACCAAGATCTCAATGATGTTAACATCTTTAGTTTCCACAAGGTAGGCAAGCCAAACAAACAAGAGTATAGCTACTTCACGTTTGTACGTCTTAGGTTTCATCTTCCAGCCATAGCCTCTACAGCAGTACGGATAGCTTTGATATTCTCGTCCATACGAGCAGAAGTCACAGCTTGCTGCTGTACCATAGTAGATAGTGTTTCTTGTCTAGTCTCAAGTTTAACGATGCTAACCTTGTTGGACTCTACTGCATTATTCATAGAAGCTACGAACCAGATGAGTGCAACAGTCTGCATCGCAATAGCAAAGACCAAGGTTGCAGGTACGGATTTAGATAGGTGCCAAGGCTCTGTGGTCATTTTGGGTAAGCTTTCCGTGATAGTTGAAAGTGAGGGCCATCAGGGAAAGACTTCCAGTCACCACCCCATTGCAAGTCGATGTTTAGTGTTTGTGCTGCTTGCTTCATAGCATCAGCAATAGGGTGAAAGTACTTCCAGTCCCATGACACAGGATACGGAAAGAGATCTACAGCATGTCCAGTAATGTGTCTGCTATTCATTGTTGTAGACTTACCAGCAGCTACGAGTGTCTTCTGGCGTTCTACTGATCTAAGACCTTCACCTACAGAAAAGTCTTGCTCTGTAAGAGTGATGGCTAGTTTAACTACAGCTACAAGGTCGGGGTGTACACCTTCTAGCGTTTGTAGGCTTTTGTTTCCTAGTGAGTATGTCATTTCATTACACCTCATATACGATGATAACAATGCCGTTGCCACCATTTCCGCTTAGATGATCTGCTGAGGTACTCCTGTCAACAGAGCCACCAGAACCTGCGCCATATCCTGCATTTGAGGAATTTCCATTACGCACACCACTAGTCGCATCAAAACTATAGATTGTACTGCCAAGAATAGGTGACTGAGAGCGGCCTTGCTGGTAAGTTGATAGATACGTAGGCCAAGAGGAGTTATTACTAATTCTTGCACCATCACTTGTTTGACTACTAATAACAGATGCACTTGCTCCGCTGTTACCATCTATTACTGCGCAACCACCACCAGAGGCGCACGTAGATTCAGTAGCAGATGCAATTGCACCGCCAGACGCACCGCCTGTATAGTTTAGCTGGTTACCGCCAGAGGCACTGCCTCCAACAGCAGCAGCAGCAGTGCTAGTATCTGAGCCTACTGTTGATATCTCACGAGCGCCACCCCCGCCGCCACCATAGGCTATCATATTTAGGCCAGACCCTACAAACCCACTATGACTGCCAGCATTGCCAACTAGGTAGTGGTCAAAAGCGCTTCTCACTCCCGCTCCACCTGTGCCTATGGTAATAGTGGAACTGGATGCGGAAGCTGCGGGTATTTTAGAGTAACAGAAACCTCCTCCACCTCCACCAGCGGCAGCAGCCGTACCTGCTGGGTTACCAAAACTAGAAGAGTTGTCACACTCTGCAGAGCCACCAGAGCCACCAGCACCAAATACGAAGATGTGTATGTAGGCGGCTTTGTTGAGTTTAGGTGTCCAAGTTCTGCTGGATGTAATCACCTCCGTAACTAGGAAGGATTTACTGTAGAAATCATAAGCACTTATGGTCTGCCCTGATGTAGGTAAGCCTGTTGCTAAGCCCCAATACTCAGAGAGGCTGATAGGGCTAGACCCACCAAACTCTTCTTGTATCTGTGATAGTGATATTGCTTGTCCTGGTGCTTGAAGTGCCATATCACAGACCTTTCTTGAGAGCTTCTACTTCAGCTTTAAGCTCTTTAACCGCCTCAATAAGTACACCAACAAGGTTGCCATAAGCTACAGAGAGATACTCTTCACCTACGTGTACAACCTCTGGCATTACTTCCTGTACTTCTTGAGCAATAACACCTGTAGATGCTTTACCGTCTTTGGTGAAGTTAACACCACGAAGCTTAGACACAGTATCCAAAGCATTAGGAATTGTAACAATATCAGACTTGAGGCGTCTGTCAGAATAAGCAGTTACGTTACCTACAGCAGTCCAGTTACCATTGTCATCACAGTAGGAACCCCAATTACCTGCCTGTGTCAAAAAGCCTACTTGGTTTGAGTTGTTATGGATGCTACGTGTTCCATGATCGTTGTCCTGCATGTAAATGTAGGAGGCTCCGCCACTACCTACAGTTAAACTTTCGCAGTTAAAGACTTGTGTAATAGAGCCAGCTTTTTCAGCTTTAGTATCAATCTCTGTCTGCAATCCATCAATGTTACTGATAACGTGGTTGTGGCTATTGTCTGCTACTACAGCAGTGATGCTTACGTTAGATGTACCATTGAATGATACAGAGCCAGATACATCACCAGCAAGACTAATAGTACGTGCTGTTTGTAGTGCAGTTGCTGTAGAAGCATTACCTGTTAGTGGTCCTTGGAAGCTGCCAGCTACAAGAGCTTCACTACCTACAGTCCACTTATCAGTAGTCTCATCCCATACAAATGTCTTGTTTGGCTGTGTGCCACGCTCAATCTCAATACCACCATTCTGAGTAGGTGTTGCACCTGTAAAGTTAGAGTTGAGTACAATCTGGTTATCAGCAATGTTTACAGTCTCAGTATTGATAGTAGTAGTTGTACCAGATACTGTAAGGTTACCATTAATAACAGCATTACCAGAAGCAGTTACGTTGTTAAATACAACATTTGATGTAGTACCTACGGGCTGTCCAATAGAGACAACACCACCAGCAATACCTACACCAGTACCTGCACTAAAGTGATTTCTCACCTCTGTAGCAGAAGGGCCAGTGTAAGTGATGTTACCATTTGAGTATGTCAGGCTACCGTCACCGCCAGCGTCTGTTACACCAATAGCAGCTTTAACTCTGGCGTCTGTGTAGTAGAGCTTAGTACCTTCAGCAAGGCTGTTTGTAGTGTGGTTACCCAAAGAAGATACAGTGCCGCTAAGAGTACCTGTAATTGTACCAGTAACACCTAGAGTACCACCAATGTTTACGTTTCCTGTGTTAACTGTAAGGTTACCTGCAGATACAGATGTGTTACCTGTTACAGCTAGAGTACCACCAACGGTAGCGTTAGTAGCTACAGCTAAAGAACCCTTAGCAGAAGTGTTAGCACCGCTTAGAGCTAAAGCCTCTGTTGTACCAGAGTAGACGGACAATTGGTTAGCATTGTTTACAAGTCTACCAAAGTCTACACCACCATCTTTAAGATATACGTCACCACCATCTGCATCTAGAACAATATCACCAGCTACATCAAATGTAAGGTTACCAGAAGCTACATCATACTCGTTATCTACAATAGTAGTGAAACCAGAAACACCTACATTAAGTGTGTCTGTGCTTACTGTACCATCAAACCAAGCATCCTTAAACTGAGCAGCAGCAGAGCCAAGGTCAATGGTATTAGTACCTTTAGGTAGTATGTTAGTTGTACCTACAATAATATCTTGTGATGGCCCTACCTTAGTGACAGGAGAGCCATTCCCTGGGGTGCCATCATGTGTGTGACCACTAATGGCATTAAAGGAATCCTCAACAGCGTTAAACTCGCTATCAAGGTCATCCGCATCAATTACGTTACCGTTAGCAATGTTGTTTGCCGTATCTTGGCGTGTGTAACCTACCATAAGATAGCTTCCTTATTATTGTCTGTCATTCTGGGTGTACTCTAAGAGTACTGTATCCAGTGTAAATGAGGGGTTTGTTGAGTTGTCTTCAATGCGAATTGAAATAGTCTTTCCTGATCCAATAATCTGGTTCTGATAAACCTTGTCTAGAGATCCACCATAAGTAGCCTGACTGTATGTAGCAGTAACAGCACCATAAAAGAATACAGACAGTCCAGAGCTAGATACGCTAGTAGAGGCTGGCTGGATAAGGTTTTGATTATTAGAGCGAGTAAAGTCATACTTTACAGATAAATCAATATCAAAAGCCCCTCTAGGGTCAATATAAGATGTTAACTTATAAAAGGTCTTACGCATCTGTGGATCAGAGATAGGCATATAGGGAGATTCGTAAATAGCTTCAATAGGTTCTCCATCAAAGCTAGAACCCTGTTCCATAACGTAAAGATAACCTGTCTCGTTAGCAAAGACAATAGTCTCACTTGACTCTGTATACTTAGAGTCTGCTACAAAAGCTTTGATACCAGAACACTCACCCCAAGCCATGTCTGTTGAACCTTGGTTGGAGAACTTTGTAACCAACAACCCACGAGCAACCTTAGACTGTTCTGACTCTGTATATGCAAAGATACGATACTGA